GTTACAGTTCTTGAAACGATTGCATCCATTGAGTTGTTAATACTCATACCAGTAATAATACCAGTACCAGAATAACTTGCGTCTCCAGTTGCATTACCTTCTGGTAATAAAACAAATGCGATAGATGAACCAGCAGTTAAACTTTCTTGTTGAGTACTAGCTTCGTCAAAGTGCATTTCAATTGTTCCTGAGAATGAAGTTCTACCAGCTAAAAATGTTTTAGTAGCATCAGTTAAAGCTGTATCTTCTACAACATCTCCAGTAGTTTCTAAAGTGAACGAAGTAACTTCGCCCATTTCATTTCCACCAACTGTTACAACTCCTTCTTTTCCGTGATGTGTTGCCATGTCTTTTTATCCTTTTTAATTTTTGGTTTGATTTCTTGTTCTTGCTTATATCCTAGTCTTAGATAATGTTCAAGATTTGTTTCATTAATAATTATCTCTGAATTATTTTTATATAATTTAATATCTTTAGCCATATTACCTTTTACTATTTATCTTCTTCCTCGTCAATAAAGTCTTCATCTTCCTCATCTTCCTCAAACTCCTCATCATCTAAATCTTCTTCTTCCCAAGTTTGATTATCTTCTAATGAGTTTTCTTTAATTTCTTCAATTAAGTCTTTTACTTCTTCACAAAGGATAGATTCCTTATCGTGCATTTTTTCTATCTGATCTACTTTTTTAAGTATCTTATTTAATAATTTTTCATTCATGTTTTACTCCTATGGTGTTCCAGCTTGATATTCGTACATACACCTAATCGTCATTCTTATTCCACCAACAGGAAATAAACTACCCTCGTCAGTTTCTACTTGGATAACTTCCGAATCAAGTGCGTTACCATTTCGAGTAATATCAGTTTCTATTGCAGTTTCAATAGCTGTTATTAATTCATTTCTTTTGGTATCTATATTGGACTCTGCACCTTTAACAAAGCCTAATATAACAAAATCAATAGTACCTGTTCTAGTTCTAGCACCAGAGCCTAATTCAGCATCATCTCTATTTTCTTCTGATGTTTGTACTATTACTGCTGGATATTGTTGTTCAGATAATTCATCTAATATAAATGGTTGTCTTGTAGCCTTTTTAATTGCTGGGCTACTAATCGCTGAAATAGTCGATAGTAATTCAGATGCTATATTTTCTCTTACACTCATATTCTAAACTTCCTTAATTCTTTTTCTACAAATCTATTAAATGTTTTCTGTATAATATTTTCTGTTCGTTTATTAAAGCCAAAAAATTTTCTTTTTGGTTCATTTAATACTTGATTAAATAATGCTCTTTGTCTCATTTCTGCATTATTGAAACTTAATGAAACTTTATGTTTGCCTGTTTTTTTAGTTCCTAAACTTCCTAACATTCTACCAGTATAGAATAAATCTACTGCTGTTTTCTTACCCTCACGATTTAATCTTTTTAAATAACCCTCAGAATATGGTGCAAAAGGACTATCGTTAAAATCAATACCTTTTTGTGTTTTAGTTCTGATAATATCTAATAATTGAAAACCACCTTGTTTAACACCTTTATCAATTATTCTTGGAAGTTTAGATTGTAGCCTTTTAAACTTTTGACTTATCTCTTTGGAGTTAGATTTTATCTTTAAATCTACAGCCATTATCTCTGCAATCTATTATAGCCGTGTAAATTTTCTCGTTCAGCAACAGATATTGTACCACTATCATCAGAGTCATATTCTACACCATCTTCTAATATTTTTTGAAACTCAACATTGTATTGACTCATGTAATGTTCTGACATTCTTTCAAATCTATCTTTTTCAGTTTCTGGTCTAAATTTAGCTAATGCTGGACATAGGAATTTACCTAAGAATAAATATACACCAGCCCTTTTAAACTGATCTAAATTAACTTTATCGTTTTCTAATTCTACTGTGTTTAAAATTGTTATATCTGTAAATACATTTTGCTTATAGGTTTGCCACCATCTAATTCTTAAATCTCTTAAAATATCGTTTGTTGTTTGTGCTAAAAAGAAAGTTGTTTGTGAGTCTCCTGTTGCTATTCCAAAGTCAAATGCGTCAGGCTGATAATTCGTTACATCACTTGTTGTGATTACATTTAAACCAGTAAAGTTTGTCATAATAAAATCTCCTAATTGATAAGTGGGGGATTTCTCCCCCACCTAATAACTCTAATTATTAAAGAGCCGCGTCAGTTGTAACTTGGCAACCATAGTCATCTTTGATAACTCCAGTTCCGTAAGTCATAGTTCCAACGATCTCAGTTGCTCTTAAAGAAGCATCTCTTTGAGTCTCGATTGAGAAGTCAGCTTTCATAGCTAGACCTAATGATTGTGGATGGAATACACCACCTACAGCATCATCATATTGGTCAGCCGCTATGTTTGCGTTTTCAAATAAATCGATTCCAAATACTGTACCAGCATAGCCATTTCTTAATGTTTCATTTGCAACATCACTCATAGCATTTGCACCAGTTGAATAACCAGCATTTGTTAAAGATTTTTTCAAGTTGAACATAGCTTTTGGAGAGAACACACCATAGTAAGGTCTTGGTACATTCAATGCTCTTAAAGTAGCTTCAGCTTTTAAAAGTAAGTCAGCAGTTAATTCAGTTCCAGCCGCACCTAAGTCATTACCAGTTGCGAATGAAGCGAATAAACCAGCTAAATCACTATCTACTTTTTTAGCTAATGCTTCTCCAAATAATCTTCCTACATCAGCCGCAACATCTCTTGATGCAGAATCTCTACCTAAGTCAGTTAGAGTTGTCATTACACCAACTTCAGATGCAGTTATAGTAGCTTCTGTTGGGTTGATTGCTGTGTTTGATAAGTCAGTTGCTTCTGCTACTGCAGATGCACTAACAACTGGATATACAGGAACAGCGATTTGCTTACCTTGTCCAGTTATATTGTATGTAGTAACAAGTGGTCTCATTACAGAAGTTTCCTGAAAAGTGAAAATCGCTTCTTGGATAATCTCTGTATATAATTCCGACAATGTTGAACTAGTTGTTTCGTTTGCCATTTTATTTACCTATTAGTTAATTGTTAATTGTTAATTTAGGATTGAGTTTAAACCCACTTCTAGCTTTACGCATTTCTGCATAAACTTTTCTATCAGCAGGATTATTCAAATCCAAGTCGCCTATTGTTCTGGGTTTTTGGCTATTACCACCGATAGCACTCTGGCTTCCTGTACCAGACAGAGACCCTTGACGGAAATGTGGGTTACTATCTAAAAATTCTTTAACTCTTTCTTCAATCGTTAAAGGTTGTCCTTTTGAGTTATATCTTATGTTTCCATTATTATCAACTATTTCTGTTCTACCATCATCAGCTAATTGTATTTCTGATTTTAGTAAAGAAACAACTTGTTCTGGGTTGATAGCTTTATTAATTGATGCAACAGATAGAATAGATTTATCAACTTTTTCTTTTTTGATTTCATCTCTAAATCTTTGTAGTTCTTGATCTTTTTCTGCTAATCGTTCTTGCATAATCTTTTCAAGTTCTTGTTTAGATTTAGCTTCTTCTAATTGCTTTTGTTTAATCAATTCAGATTTTTGTTGTTCTTCTTCCTGAATTTTCTTTTCGTATTTTCTTCTTTCAGCCATGATTCTAGACTCAATAATAGTATTAAGCTGATCTTGTGTGAAAGTTTTAGTTTCTGATTTATTTTCTGATTCTGTATTTTCTACAGCTTCAGTAGTTTCATTTTGTTTTACTTGTTCTTCGGACATTGTTTTCTCCTATAGTTATATTATTAGTTCGCCTTTACTGTCATACCAATCAGGATTGACATAAGACCATTGATGCCGACAATTATATCCACCTCGAACTACTAGAGGGTCGCCAGATTTCTTACCTGACCAACTTCTACTAGCCCAGATTTGTTTGACTTCATCAATTGTGAAAAGTCCACTTTCCCTTTTGTTATATACTCCATTTATCATATTTCTGCAAATCTCTCTTGTCGTAGGTATTACATCTCCATAATATTTGACATAAGTTAAACCAGCATCATTTGCTTTGTTAAAGTTTAATGTAGCATCAAAGTCTCTTAATGAGTCATTTAGTATCTGACCAGCATATCGTTTCATATTCTCTCCAGCACGATCTGTTGCAAACTTAGATTGTAATGTTTGGATAGCTTTATTTACTTGGTCTTTTTTAGATGCTTTAAACTTATTATCATTTACAAAATCAATTAGTTTTTGTGCCTCTCGGTCATCTGACATAGCATAAATACCATTGATAGATTGTCTTAGTTCTTTTTCTAGGGTTGCAAAATTACTACCCACTAATGTATTCTGATAAACTTTTTCAGATAATGTTCTTGTAAATGTATTTGATACATCTTTAAACTGAGTAAAATATTGTTGCTTTAAATTCTGTACTAATGCTAGATCGCCTTTAGTTAATTCTTGAAACTCTACAGGAATATTACCAATTCTTTTAAATGCTCGTTCAATTCGTTTAGCTTGTTTATTAAAACCCTCTCTAACAACTTGATCTGCAAATGGTAAATAGTTTTGATCTAATATAGCTTTTATCTTTGGTCTTATTGCAATAGCTGATTGTAGTTCAATTAATTTACCATCAGGTGTTCTTGGCAAATCTGTATCTGCAATATTAACTATTTCTCGTTCTATTCTATCAAGTGTTTGGGTAAGATTTTTATAGTATTCTACTTCGGCTTGTTCTATGCCTTTAATTCTGTACTCGGTTAGTTCTTGAATTATATCTGCCATTCATTAAATCGCTTCTTCCTCTACTTCTTCTTCTATTTGAGGTGCTTGAACTTCCTCTTGTGTAAATTGACCTAGTTCTGCTTGTTGGTCTATTTCTTCATTTGCTTGTGTAATTTTTTCATCATCTTCAATAACTGATTTAATAATTTCTTTATCAACTTCTTTGTTGAATGTTGGCGATTGGATATTCATAGCTTTAGCCATTTGATAAAACTGTAAGTCAGATGCGTAATCTCTAATGTTAAAACTATCAGGATAATTAATAACACCATCAAAAGTAGTATCTTGGAAATCTGCATATAGTTTAAATAATTGTTCTTCAGCAAGTTCTAGATTGTCAGCTTTCTCAGATAGTCTTGCATTAAGTAATTCAAATTCTGTTTGAAGTGCAATACCAGATGAGATTTGTTTTTGTGTAGTTCTAATTGCATCTGTGTGTGCTATTCTATTTATAGCTTGAACTTTGTTATTAATTGAATCCATAATAGATTGTAAGTTCTGTCCAGATGGTTGTAGTAAATATGGTTTTAAGTTTGGCTCGATTTCTTCTGGCATTTCAATAATAGCACCAGCACCAGCACTAGCATTTACACTTGGTGTTTTAACTAATGATGGGTGGTTAGATAATCTGATTAGTTGTTCCATTTCAGAGTATTCATTGTAAATAGCTTTTTGTAGATCAGCAATATCAGTTAAGTCCGATAAGCCAATTCCTCTTTTGTGAGATTTAGAATTGTATAAAATAACTGCTGGTATTTTGCCTAACGGATTATCGGCAGTATCTAGTATTTTTGGATTGTCTCCAAATCTTTCGATATATACTATTTCTATTTTCTCTGGTGTCCAAATTTTAAAATAAGTTCCACCTTGTTTATCTACTTCTTCTCTAATCTTTAAATAGTCTAAAGCATATTTTCCGTTAGTTTGTCTTGTGTAGTTCCAATCAAATACATTCTCAGGAGTAACGATTGATAAGTATGGTCT